TGCTGCAATATCTACTCGTATATCAGCTCCATTTACATCGGGGCTATTTGCAGAACCTGCTGCAATGTTTACGTGTTTACCGCTAGAAGGAGTTGGCGGCATTCCACCTAAAGATCGAATTCTTGCGGTGAAACTAGAGTAGCCGATTCTCACAACATCCGTTAAAGTTGCGGTAGTAGTGATTCCTCCGAATTGAATTTCAGTTACAGCCGCGTCTATTCTACATACAAATGAAGGACCGTTCATGAAAATATTTGTGATATGTAAACTTGCCCCATTATATCCAGAGAAGTAATGCAACAAATCCAAAGTTCCAATACATCGAATTCTATTTATAAAAGATCTATAAATATTTCCCTGGTTGTATACAGCAGTAGATGCAAGAGTACCTCCAGAAGATACATCTTCAACAGTATTATCTTCCATTGTGAGCATGTCACAGATGACGTTAGGATTGTTAGTAATAAAGAGAGCAGATCTCCACGACGTATTCTTTAGAGCGTTGTTTATGCGAAGTCTATTGTTGCGAATTACGAGAGAGTATACCCGAGTAGTCACTCCATTAACTAAACCTACGAGATTTCCTTGCCAAGTAGGATTTCTTTGGTAGCAATCTTCTACCGTGATGTCTTGCCAACTTCCGCTCTCAATTTGCACTGCTGCATATCCATCAGCGTCTACTGGATAAGCTAACTCTAATCTGCGAAGGATAACTCCAGTTGAAATAGATGCTCCTCCTCCCGATAAGCTAACAATTGCACAATTAGTGATTCCTACTTTACTTGGAAATACGCCATCAACTAACAGTCCAGATATATTAGTTTCAGTCCCTAAATAAATTCCAGGGTCTATAGCAGCGCTGATTATGGAATCAGCTATAGCAGTAACGTTGTGTCGGATATTATAACAACGGATGTTACGATACCAAAGTCCGGCAGCTCCTGCTAATCTAACTGCTTCATAGTTAGAATCTACTCCATCAGACGCTCTAAGTTCAATGTCGTCAAAATCTAATCCTCCTTGATCATTTGAAAAAAGATATGTTTGTGTAGGATAGTCTCCGCCTATTAGTGCCATAGCAGTATCTGTGCTTTTGCCAGTTACACTAATGAATCCATGGCGTGCTTTGCCATTAAGCTGAACTATGGCAGTAGAGCTAGTCGGATTGTCAGAATATCCTCGTACATTTATATTAAAATTTGTAATGCACTGACCAAGAACCCCGTACTTATATCCATCTTCTAGAGATAATCCATTAATGCCAAAGTGTGAAAGCCCTAAACACACAATTGTATTTGTATCTTGAACGCTTCGCACAGCTACGCCAAGGGCCATACCATAATCTAAGGTACCACTTCCTTCTATATATACATCGTGCTTACCAAATACTTGACCGCTACCGCTGGAATTTCCTCGACTGTCTGTAAATGTCCAAGAAAATCCTGAAACAATAGTATCTATATATATGTTTGCAGCAAATGAAGTGCCAGTAGTAAATACTGCGTCTCCAGATTGTCTTGTGTGACCTATTTCTGTAACTGTAGTTACATTACTTACTCTATTCCAAGTAACTGAAGTAAGCCCTTTAGAGGCTCCAATGCGAATACTTACAGAAGATGCTCCGGTAAGACCTGCAACAAATACAGCTACAGCAAGTTTTTTTCCGTTTGCACTGGTTAATTCAAATCTAGCTGCTCCAGAAGTTGCTCCACTTACGTCTACTAAAACTCCTTCAGTATCTCCAGGAGCTGTAAATGCCAATCTTACTGGACCTAAAGCTAATCTAATTACTCCAACTCCCTCTGTAATTTCTGTAGAGGCTGCTATTAAAGCCACTCCTGGAAGTCCATTACTATTCCAGCATACGTTGGAAGTAGTAAATAAAGAATAACGACTAGTACCTACAGAAGAAATCTTACAGCCAGCGTCAATAACAACTCTAGAATTACTATCTAGAAATAAAGTGTTATCAATATAACACGTTCCAGGCGTAGCTAGAATTGTAGGGAGTCCGCTAAGTAGCGCAGTTTGAATAGCCTGTCTATTTGCAACGGCTGCTCCGGTACTTCCAGCTACTAAAGTAACTCGAATTGCATTATATATATCTTCCAGATTATCTAATGCAAGCAGCCGTTGCATTAATAATTGATCTGGGCCTTTTACTGGCAAGTCTTTACCGTAGGTCATTTAAATTCCTCTATTATCTTACCGCGATAATATTAGTTGAAGTAGTATTGGTAGAATTAACTCGAGTACATTCCACAGGAAGAATGCCTATAGGAACGGCTGTAAAAAGTACTGTAGCTCCATCTCCGTACATAACTACAGAAATATTTCCTCCTGCGCTGCCTACATATAAACCACGAGCAGGTCCGCCAGGAAATGAAGTTACGTCAGAAGGAGTTACAACTTCAGACCATTTAAAAGAGATGGCTGCTTCACTCATTTTTTCTCTCCTTGAATTTGTGTACAGAGTTTAGGTGCGTTAAGTTTAGATGCAATTCCTAACGGGCCGTACATAGAAACTGCGTAGGCTTGACCGTCGGCTCCGCAAGCAAATTCATTATCAAATTCTTTACTTAAGCTGCCACAACCAGCCAAAGCAGTAAAAGCGAGAATTGCAAAGGTCAATTTCAGGCTAATCATCAGAACCTCCCATAAGAAGTTGAAGTTTATACACATAAGGATTTGATAAAGACGTACTTAATTGCTCAGCCTGAGAAGTATTAGCACTCTTGTACATTTCCATCATGTACTTATTGAAATTCTTTTGTCTTCCGCCGAGCTCTACATACTTTTCTGCAAAGTTTGAAATCTGATCATCTGTTGGTTGGTTGCCTTGGATAAGCGTAGATTTAATTCTCTCAGCTAAAGTTTTCAGTGAGTTCTTACGAGCTGCGTCATAAGATTTGACTCGAAACATTGCATCATTAATTAACGCTTCGTCCAACGGCCTTCCACCAGCAAGTCTTGTTAGTGTAGCAAGAGAAGCTAAATCGTTTTGATAGAGGATAGAGCCTTTAGAAGAAGTAGAATATGCTTGTCCTAAAGGTCCGAAAGCTTGTAAAGTTTGAGCCATACCTGCCAATGGCCTGGAAATTCCGTTGTGCTCCACTCCTTGTAAGATTGATTCCCAAACTGCTGCACCTCCTGCAACTTTCTTTGTTGTCTCATACATCGAGCCAAAGAATTTTGCCCAGCCAGCTACGATAGGAGTTTCTTGTAGAGAGGTAGGAAGAATTGTTAAGTGCCTAGGATTAATATCTCCGCGAGAATAAATATTTGTGTCAATTAACCTAGAGGGAATACCATACAAAATAAAGTCTCCTGCCGTACGTCCGACAGTTCCGTATACTGCATCATATGTATCTTTGTGCTGGGAATTTCCAGACATTTGTCCGATAATGTGTACATTAATTGCCTGGAATCCTGGTAAAGATTGCATACCGTACAGCGTAGACTGCATTCCTGCAAGCATAGCTAAATCTTTTCCTGTTCCCTCTGCAGTATATCTAAGAAGTTGTTGGATTAAATTAAATTGATACGATTGAAAGAGAGATATAGCTTGTCCGATCGGACCTTGAAAAATAAGAGGACGTTGAGATGCAACAATGTTTCCTTCCACTCGATTTACGAATGTATTGATATATGTGCGAGCAGTTTTATCGTCCATTAATCCGTGTCGTATCGCAATAGATGTGATTTGATCCATCACATTTGCAGACACAAATCGGTTAAACTCTTCTGCTAATATATTTCCAGTCAGCTTTTCTCCTTTATCTAAAGTTTCACTTGCAAGTTCTTTGGCTCTGGCAAATCCAGTTTTTACGCGCTTATCAAGCTCAGCAACTGTTTCAGTTCCTTTAAGGGTAAAATCTTCCACGAGAAGTTTAAGTTGCTCGGCTCGATCTTTAACAAGTTGCATGTCCCTGTACTTTTGCATTACAGGACCAGTCCTACCTGGAGTTGCTCCGCCATCTTTCCAAAAAGTAGAGATCGCATTTGCTATCAACTTAGATGGAGAAAGAATTTCTGATTCTGTTCCTGGAAGTTTAATTTTTGCGAGCTTACTTAAATCTGAGGCTAGTGCGGTATTGCCCTCTTTGATTGCACGAGTTAAGCTCACAAGCTCAGTTGTACGAAGAACATTGGAACCTATAGCATTATTCAAAGAGTTTAATGGATCTAACCCCAGTGTAAATCTAGAGAGAATTGCGTTAGCTGATCTAACGAATTTAGTTAATTCTCCTCTTGGAGCAGTATGATTTACTAAGGCTTGCAAGGCTGCATCATAATACGCAGGCTTCATTCCAAAAGTATCAAGAATACCATTGATTGTATCCAGCTCTTCTGGAGAATTAATTTTGGAAAACGCGTCTTTAACTGCTCCTACAACCCTAGAAAATGCAGAGTCTAAGTGCTTGTTAGCATCATAAATTAATGTATGCTCATTAATTTTAGAGAGGTCGAGGGCAGTCTTGATAAGATTAAAGTAAGGATTTTTTGCAGACTGCTCAATTAAATCAGATTTCGAAGCAAGTTTAGATGTATCTGCTTTAGAGTACTGTTTGCCTAAATCTTCAAAAATACTAAACTCAGGCTCATATCTTAAACGAACAGATTCTGAAACTAAAGTATCGGATTCACGGTAATGCTGACCAAGAATATCGTCAATAATTTTCTGCGGATCGGATTTGGGGAAGAAATTTGAGAACACGCCGTTGTTAGATAATTCCGCATTGATATAATTTTCATTAAGAGTCCGAGCATATTCATAGTCTCCGCGCGCTTTATAAAAAGATTCAGACTCTGTTTTATACAAAACTTTAAACGCAGCCGGAACTTTATCGGCTAACTGTTGCAACTCTTTTTCAGAGGCTGCATGAATCATTGTTACATGACCACTTCCAGTAACGCGAGGATCAATAACAAAAGCAAAGTGCGGAAATTGTTTAAGATCAGGACGTATGGGACGAGCAACTTCCGAGTCTTTGAAATCGGTTTTACCTTGAGCTGCATGAATTTCTCTAAAACTTTGAGTGCGTTTTCCAGATTCTTCTATATGTGCTTTCCACATATCAAGAGTTTCTTGATGCTTGAATCGAAAAGAATTGACTCCCTCTTCAAGAAGCTCATAATCTACAATATCATCTGATTCTTCAATACCGTTTTTAGTTCTTTTAACAAGAGCTCTATCTACGAAAACGGTTTCGCCTAGCGTGTCTTCTCGAATTATAAATAGCTTACCAGCCCTGGCGATAAATTGATTAGAAGCTTCGAACTCTAAAGCAGCTTCTTGTTTAGATCCTAATCGGACTAGCTGAGACTCCATCGCGTCGGAAGAAGCTTTGCGAAAATCTTGTTTAATTTGACGGACAATTGATCCTATAAAAGAAACGTCAGACGCCACAGATCCGTATGACGAAGAGTCAGAAGAAAGTAACCCAGCGGCTGAATCATTGCGAGAGATTTGCGCCAATTTATCTGGAAGAATATCCGGAAACTGCACAGAGTTTTTTCCGATTATTCTAGCAAACACATTTTTAGCTGTTTGGACAAATAATTTTTGCTGCTCTTTGTAATGTACGATACCGTTGAGTACATTTTGGTCTGCTGCTACAATAACAGGATCGAGGTCATAAACAATTCTTCCATATTTAGGAAGAAGTACAACAGACTGCACTGCCTCACTTTGGGAAGTAGACAAGTCTCTATCAACAAGTTGCTGACGATAATTACGCTGCGCAGTTGCCGTTGCGAATAGATCATTGATTTCCACAGAATCCATCTGACCATCTAGATAAGATTTGCGAACGTCTGTAATTCTAGCAATGGTGTCTAAGGCATCCTGCTTAGGAATAAGTCCATCTCCTTTTTTAATTTTTCCTTTAGGAGTGCGGAAAGAATCAGAAAAATGATTAGCAGTTTCTTGCTTAGCTTCTTTTAGGATATTATATAACTGTTCACGAGTATTTACAGCAAGAAGTTCTAAGCTAGGACCATCGCCAGAAGCAATTTTAAATCCAAGGATGTTTTGTTGATATGCTCGAGTTAGTACTGGAATATCATATTTATCAATGATAGCGTTATCTGGAATTTTTTGAAGCATTTTAGATGCCCAGATATATCTAGCTTCAGCTTCTCTTCCAGCAAAAGCTCCTTTTAGTTTGATTGCGCTCCAGCGATTAACTGCGCCTTCAAATTTAGAAGAAAATTTGTAATCAGAACGCACGGCTCGAATAATAGCTTCTTCGCCAATATAACGATCTGCATAAGAAAGGTAACTGGGAGCAGTTTCAAAGACTGATCCAGCATCATCTCCAAAAAGTTTGACATATCGCGCAGCTACAATTTTGTCTGGGACTTTACCTTCTTTCATTGCTTTAGACATAGCAAGTTCTAAAGGATGAGTCTCTGCGGCTCGCATTAAACTTATAGCTCCATTCATGGATTCATAAGTTTGTTGGGCAAATCCAGGTACAGGTAAAGTGTTTTTTCTAACTGGGGTTAAAAAATTAGCTATCACGTTTCCTAATTCTGAATCTTTTTTTCCTGCTAAATTATTTGTAGCGGCCCGAATGTCATTAAAATTTGAAGTGAGTTTAGCTTGATACAGTCTAGAAGTAACATCAAAATTATTTACAATGACACCATCGCTATTCTTAATAGCTACTGGAATTGCAGCGGCCTCGGCATCAAATGAAAGCTGTACAATTCTAGATGAGGAACTTGTAGTTACAGAAAATCCGGGCCGCTGTTGAAACGGCATCCGAAGATTATCCTCATCAAACACCGTTTTCTTCAGAGTTCCTCGAAGCTTTGCTGCAGTTCCAATTCCTACAATTGTTCCTCCAACGGCCCCGCCAATAGCAATGTTCTTTACAATATCCCAGCCATCTTGAGCTTCCAAGATAGGAGATTTAAACATTGTTGCTTGAACCATTGTCTCAAATGCAGCAGCTTCTAATACATTTTGATAGAATCCTGAAGCTAGTGCACGAGTTGAATTACTATTAATTAATTGAAGAGATGTAGTAGACGCACGAATATCGGCTTGGGCGGCTAAAAGAAAGTCATCAGTTTTAGGAATTAGTAATCCAAGAGCTTTTGCTGTAGTTCCTCCAATTCGGCCGTTGTTGATGGCTGTCTGCATAGCTACTTGACCGGCGTTTAAAATTTTAATTCCGCCTATGCCAGGAGCAATTGATCCCAGAACAAAACCAGCTACATCCGCCCACTCTTTATTTTGTGAGTAGTAATCCGCTAGATTTGTATCAAACGAAGTGATCCAATCTGCTGTATTACGATCATCTACAGTTGTAAATCCTGCAAATCTTCCAACAGCTACGCCGGTATTGTAAAAAGAATTAATTCCAGAAAGGGCAGAAACCGCAATAAAGCGGCCCATGTTTCCAATTTTTTGTTGCCAGGCTGCTGGATCAGTCCATGAGAGTCCAGAATTTCCAATTGAGTGATTATCCGCTACTCGAAAAGGAAGAGAATATGAAGGAGCTTCATAATCATCTGGATCAGAATTTGATTGAAGCTGTGCGAAAGAGAAAGAGGTATCAGTCATTTCGGAGTTCCTGGCAAATTACGCATAGCGTTGCCGCGATTTTCTACAATCTTACGGTATGCGTTCTTAGAGAATTCTCTATTCATAGCAGTAGCTACTTCTACAAAATTAGTAATATCTACAACTTCTCTTCCGATTTTGACTCGATAACCCATTCCATTTAAAGAGACTGGAATACCTAAAGTATCAAAACCAACAGCAGCGCGGTGAAGTGCGCTCATGCGTTTATACATATTTGAAAATTCAGCGGCAGCTTGAGAAGAACTTAATTCTCCTTTTCGTACTGCTTCAATAGTAAGTCCAAATACTATGTTTGGATCAGACAGAGGTACGTTATTCTCTATGGCAGGATTTAGAATCTTCTGCACAAGTGAGTAGTTTTGAAAACTAGAAACGCCAGGAGCTCTTGACGACCCGATATATGAACTCGGATCTCCAATAAAAAATATGTTATCTGGATTATTGCCAACAAAGTTAGCCTGTCGTGCAACTAATGTCTGTGCAGTCCTATCAATAAATTCCCTAGTTTTCTTTCCATCTTTATCATCGTTCAGCGGAGATGCTACATTAGCTCGCTCAACTTGAACTGCCGCTGTTGCCGCACGAATGATTTCTAGAGCCTTCTTTCTTTCGTCTGGAAGAGTTTCAAGTAAAGAAGGATTACGAATAAGAACAGAAGAACTTTCCGATGGAGTAGATCCAATCATAGGAATGCCTGTACGAGAAATGTACTCTCCTTTTAAATATAATTGCTCTAGCTCTTTTGCAGCTTCTCCTTTTAGCTGCATTCGATCTTTAACTTGTTGAGGCGAAGATGGTGTCATGCCTCTAGCAGTTTCAGCTAGATTAATGTAATACACTGTACGTTCTGCAAATTGTTTGTTGTCAAGTTTTTCTTGTACTGCAGCAGTTTGTTGTTCTTTTTGCCAAGAAAACTGCTCTCGCCTACGAGATTCTTCTCTCAATGCAAAGGCTTGATTTTCTTCTGTGTTCTGAGCTGCGTTTAATTTAAGTACAAAATCTAAATCCCTGTCTGACATTCCAGCAATGGCTTTAATAGCCGCTGTGTTATATTTTAACCCTTCTAATCTAGCAATGTTTGCTTGACTTACAGCTTCTCGTTCAACAATGTCAGCACTTGCTTCAATAGAGGCTTGAGTAATTGTTTGAGCTGCATTACGAGAAATTTGGGCTACTTGATTCAAGCGCTGTTCAATAGCAGAAGAAGCCTGTTCCATTAATTTAAGCGATTGAATTCCGTTCTCTACTTTACTGCGATTTCCACTCCAATCAATGCCAAGCTTAAGTGCTCCGATAGGAGAGAATCCAGAAGTAGAAATCACTTCTTCCTGGTATGTCTTTAAATCAGCCTGAAGTGTTTTATTTTTATTGGCCATCTCAGATATCATGCCATATAAAGCTTCATATCCGCCGGCGGCTTCAACAGCTTTATTGGCTATTTTCTGGGCTTGCATATTTGCAGTTTGAGTAGCCGTAACTACAATTGACTGAGATCTGCCGATGGCTTCTTGATTTTTTGCCGTGTCATTAACAATAGCCTCTGCTTTAGAAGCATTGTTTGCTTCTTCAATTCCAGCGATTCTATTTACATTACGAGCATTTGAAACTTGCTTCGTGATTAGATCAAGAATGTTTGATTCTGCCACAAGTTTCTCCCAGAGAAATGACGCGACCAATAATGTTGCAAATTAAATGACCTACTGAAGTTGTGCAAATACCAACAAAGCTAAAGCGCAGACCAAGAATATGTTGATAGCGAGCAACCACAACGTATAAAAGTACTTTACAAAGCACTGGATTTTTAGAGATATGAGGTACAACATGTTTAGCCCACGCATAATAACCTGCCCATGTATAGTAAGAAACTTGCCTAGAAGGAGGGCCTCCAGCTTGATATAATTCATCAGAAAGAAATCCAAGCCGATTAAGTTCCGTGCAAATTACGCTTGCTGTGTTTCCATCCAGATTTCCAGGATCTCCAAAATTGCCTCCATTAAAGACATTGTTTTGATCTCCAAAATCGCCAAAACGAGACATCAATCTACCTTCTTTAGTAGTCTTGACTTCATCAAAAGTAGTGGTTTCAGGAGCTGTAACCTTAGCTAGTTCGCCAATAATTTTTGCCATCATGTCTTGAGCTAATAGAGTCTTACTAGAACTCTTAGAGCCTCCAACAAGATTTTCTCCTGAGCCTAGTGCAGCTAACCCACCATCTCCAGACAAGACATCATAGATCATCTTGTCTATGGCTTCTTGAGAAAGATTCTTTTGAGTTGTTTGAGTTTTTGATAGCTCAAAGTTATTGTCCATTCCGGACGCCCATAACTTTGAAAAGTCCATTGACATGCCCATCATGGTATAATCTCCTTTTTACTGTTTGTTGAGATCAGCTTGCGCGTCGAGCTTTCGTTTGCGCAATACTTGATCTCGAACTAAAACAAATGTGTTAAATAGCACGTATACAAGAGAAGCAAAAGTCAGTGCCAGCGTCAAAAACTCTTGCAAACTCAGTCCGATAAAATAACCTACCCAGGCAATTCCAAGTTTAGCCATCAAGCCCTCTAACGAAGAGTCATGAGAAGATAGAACTCCCCTGAGAGGTTCTTTATGTAAATCATCAGATGTTTTGCTCATGTACGCTTTTTCTGAGGACTGTAGTGAGAATATATAAAAAAGCGCTACTTTAAACAGTAGGGGATTGAATCACGTTCCGATCGCCCACCAATAATAGTTTCTTGCGCCTGCGAGATTAATCAGCTCAAAATTGTTAAGAGTTACTGCATTAACATAAGAATCATTTGTAGCCGCATTTACGACTTGAATAAATACTCCAAGAGTTTGTTTACCAAATGGAGCTACAAATGAAATGATATTAGTTGTAGTGTCCAGAGCTTCTACATAACCGCCCTGGATTATTAAACCATTAACAACTTGGAACCACTCATACTGCGAAGGAAATTGAGTAATCCCAGCCGCTTCTTGAAGGTCTCTAGAAGAAGCACCTAAAAAAGGAACAACTGAGTTTGTGCTACTCATTACCTGTTTCCTGCAATCGTATATTTAAGTTGCAAGGTATTTAAGGAAAATGCGCCTTTTGCTGCGACAGACACATTCTGCCCAACTATGTGAGAGTTATATCTTATGAGGCCACCAGAATTGTAAGCTAAGTAAGGAGAAACAGGAGCGCTAAAATTTCTGCCGTCCAAAGAAGGAAGCACAACACAAGAAAAATTAGGGTTAGTTACAATAGATTTATTTTGTGGTCCCTCAAATTCAATTTCTTCGAGAGATAAAAAACGAGAACGAACATGTTGAAACTTTCCTAGAACAAGAACTCCTTGCATTTCCTCGTAAGTAGCATTAACAGATAAAGGCCTCGAATTATACACATCAAAATTCAAAACTCGAATTTCATTTGTTTGTTTATTTACAAATCCAATTGATTCTTCGGTCACTACGGCAGAGAAGAAATTCACTGCTTTTGTAATAGTAAATATAAATGAATGATCAAGCTTAATTTTTCCAACTCGTTTAAGTTGAATATCATATACAATAAGATGAGTATACTTTTCGTCAATAGTTCCGTTTCTATTAGTGCCGTTAATAGAGATAAATAAGTATCTATTTAAATGTACATAAATCGTAGAAACTTCAGTCAGTACTTCAGTTTCAGTGAACGTATTTGTACTAGAGTTAAATAATGATTGTACAGTTGTTTTATTTAAAAAGTCTGAGATGTCAGCGGATATTGGCAATGAATTATCTTGTTGCACCAATCGGATACTATTGTTACTTTCAATTACATAATGTCCTATTGTATCAACCGCGCCAAAAATATTCCAAGGATAAAATAATACTCCTGTAGAATTCTTTACTGGGGTAAACTTCCAAGGATACCTAGCATTGCCAGTGTATTGTGCATAAATGATATTGTTTAAAGCATACAGATAGAATCCATTATAGGCCTCTTTCATGTATGTTACTGCATCATCGGAACTATTAGGATCAATTGATCCAGCCCCTGAAACTAAAGAAGACACAAAATCAAGTGGAGTTGTTGTAGAAGACCAATATGTAGTTAATGTATTATGGCACAATAAATAATTATTAGAGCTACAAATAGAAATAATGTCTTCTGTAGTGAAAAATCCTAAAGGAGTTACGGAGGCTGTAACATTGGTCAAAGTGACATTGTTGGAACTGGTTGCTGCTACAGTATAAATTTCTCCATTCGAACAATAAAGATAACACACTCCCCTAACAACAGCTACTGAGAATGTATTAAGATATGAAGTAAATCCGGCCCCTACAATTCCAATAACTCCGGCTCCGTTAATTCCTCCCGTAATGGCTCCAGATGTCCAAATATACATAGGAACATCAATAATATATTCAACAGGGCCAATAATGTAGGGCCCTGGAAGAGCAATAAGTTTAACTTTTAATTCAACTACTTTACCTATACAATTTCCAACCCCTGCAGGAACTGTCATCGGTGCAGTAGGTTTTATAAATCCAATGCTTTGATATCCATTTGCAGTAGGCATTACATTTTCAAGATATAATGCCTGAGGAATACCTGCATCTGTTTGTTCGCCTTGTGGATCAACTCGCCTATCAAAATTATTGTCTGGTCCTGGAACAATAACCGTGCGACCTCCTTCCGCAACTGTCATCGGAAACGTAGATGCAGAAAGATTGGCTCGATAAGCGATTTGAGGCATGAAAAATTACTCCCCCAAAGCACTAGCAGGAATTATAGTTCCATCGGAAGTGTCATCTTGTTTAGACTGAATAATTTCAGCTGCCATAATCTCTTGCTTAACTTCGTATGCAAGATCAATAAACTTTCCTGGCACGTTTACGTTAGAAATAACTTCAAGCAGAAAAGAGCGGTGTTGAGCATTTTTAAGGATCATTTTAATTCCTGAGGGTTGTAAAACACTAACAAAATCTTACCAAGCAGTAAGCCGGCAAGGGAAATAATAGACAGTACCAAATAATTTTTTAGCGTGCCAGTGAGTAGCTGAAAAAGATCCTGGAGTTGCTGCGGGGTTGCCTGGATATCCACTAGCCTCCAGTCCTAATCCTTTAGGAACTACTTCAACATCAATGTTTGCATCAGTGCCGCGAGCAATTAATCTTACGCTTGAGCCAGGCGTGCGATTTTGTATTTCCAAATAGTTAACTGAGCCAGGATTATGAACTAACTTCAAAATCGGCATGTTGGCAGTGCCGTTTAAATCAATTAAATTATTGCCAAAAATTAATGCAACATCGTTATTTGCAACGTCAGAAACATCAGATCGAATAGTCGCACCGTGATTTACATCACCTGCGCCCCATTCAATTGCATGACCTTTTGCCAGTGCAATAGCTCGAGCAGTTCCGGTATATCCATTTGTTCCTGTAAGAGCATTACGCTGAAAACGAATGCCGGTATTAAAAGTAGCACTTCCTGCAGTAGTCGTAGTAATATTGATAGCTGCGCTTATTGGGCTTACATTTGCTCCGCCGTAACTAGGGTCTCCGCCAGCAACTAGATGTTGGCCGATTGTATATCCAGTAGCGGCACTCCAAACATACGAAGTATTTGTGATTGAAATTGCGCTCTTATTTTTTAGTGCTAATTCTAATCCAAAAGCTACGCTGCCTTCTTGAAATTGACTGTCGCCATAAAAAGCATGAGAACTTCTTCCTGCTTTATTTCCAATGACAAAGCCAGATATTGCAATACACTGAGTAGGTTCCCCTACTGCCATATTTATATTTGTATTACTTGTAAAACCTGTGATTGCCATAAGACCGAAATCTTGGGCAACAAACAGTGTGCTATCTCTAGGAGCCCAGTTTGCTCCCGCAGTATCATCAGGTACAAAACCTGCTTGAGTTCCAAAGCGGTTTCCAGTAAAAGCAGCTCCGCCACTTAGTTGAATACGATCTCGGATTTTATTGATTCTAGTGGTTGCTGTAACATCGGGCCAATTTCCTGAAAATCCAGGATCGACTGATGAAGATATACCGAATAGGCTTTTAACATTTTGAGTAGCTGTTCCCATAATCTTTACCAGGTGGCTAACATAGCAGGAAGGTATAAAATAGTGCCATCATTTTGCTGAATTCTAATGGTTCTATTAGCAACAAAAGAGGCAGGAGTTCCCGCCGCCGTACTATTTACTCCAAGTTGCGTAAGTCCGGAATCGTTAAAGCGAACTAAAAGAGTTCCACTGGTTTCATATTTTAGTCCAGTGCCATCATAGAACAGCTTTTTTGTGTCGTCTGCTTTAAATATAATTGGTTGATTGACGTCCATTTTAAACGCAGCAGATACAACTGTAGCGGTGGAAGCGTCAAAAGCATACGTCGTAGAAACTCCGGGAACAAAGGAATACCCTCGTTTTACTACAGCTCCCGTATCTCCTTGAATACGAACTCCCCAAGAAGCTGTAATCGCAGCACCTGCGGGATCTCTATTTCTAAGAACAATATCTAAACCAACACGAGCACCAAAAGGAGCTGTGTCATCTGTGCCGTTTGCTGTAATATCAAACTCAGCACAGACAACAGAGGTAGTAGGATTACTTGCACTGTAATCATATATTTCAGATACCAAAGCCCAAGTAGCTCCAAGAGCTAATTTGTGGGCTTGAGCATAAATTCCTACGTTCTCTCCTGAATTACTGGAGTTAAATAAAGTGGAAGTAAGGCCCCATTCAAATGAAGTGCTTGCAGAGTTTCGTACAAATGAATGTATAAGTACGCCAGAATTTACAAATCCTGGAGTTCCTCCGACATAGTTTGATTCTCTCCTAAAGTAGAAAGAGGCTCCGTCGGTAGCTCTACTAGAATTATAATGAACTTGTTGTTCGGCTCCGGCAGCCCCAGTAAAAAATCCTGCTGCAGATAAACCAGCTCCGCTAAGTACAGCCCCAGCTCTAGCGCGAAGTACTTTATTTCCAACAATGGAAGCGGCTGAAGAAGCTGTCCAACTGCCAGGAGGAATTTCTGTATGAAATCCAGAATTTATTGCAGACTGAAGCGATGTGGAGCAGTCTATGTTTTCAAGTGCGCCTTTGTCTTCTATAGAAATCCACGAAGTTTCACGAACTTTTGTTTGAATATCTCTAGCAACGGAATTTGCTCCGGCTGCTATATAAGAAACAGAATCGCCTGCAAGACCAAAGTTTAAGGGAATTCCGGCGATTGCTACTAGATTTACTGGGAATAAAAAAGAACTGCTTAGTGTAATTGAAGTACTGTTTGTTTGTACATAATCAGAGAAAAAGAATCCATCAATAAAAATGTATAAAGAATTTGTACCAGGCAAATACTCAAGCGTAGTAAAAGCTACGACAGTTTGGCCTGCTACTATAGTTTGAGACTCTTGGGCTCGAGTTACTGACGACCCTCCTGAGGGTATATTACTTCCTGGATTCCAAATAGATGCAGTCACATTGACTCCTAGTATCCGTTAGCTAAAATGCCAGATGTGCGAACTTCTGTTGCAAACTGTAGAGCTAATCCAGTGTACGCTGCAAATTGTTCTGTATCTCCAACAGCCTTAAATACAGAGGCGGCTGCTTCAAAAATAATTGCAAAAGGATGATCTAATGCAATCCAAGAGCTGTAAGTTGCAGTAACAACGTCTGGATTAATATAACAACCAAATATTACATATTGAAGTTGCGTAGAGGAACGAATTTGAATTGCGTCCCCTGCTACATAACAAACATTCTCTCTGTTTAATTGATAGTCGTCTAAAACATTGTCTGGAATAATTAAAGAAAACACAACTCCCTGCTCCGTGCCGGCTAAGTTTGTTTTCTTTAAGTATTTAAATGCGCGATATCGAGGAAGAAGGGTACGATATTCTATAGTTTGTAAATATTCTGCAGAAGAAAAAGCAACTCCAGTCTCATATAAATCTTTGTAGAAAAAATCCATTTGATGAAGTTTTAAGGTAGCTGACCGAACAGCAAGCGAAGTTTGAGCCACTAAATCGGGGCGATTAGTTAGTGTATAAACTTCAGAAATAAGTTCAGTCAGCGTCATTTTTTACTTCCCGGCTAAAGCAATTAGACGAGCGGACGTTGAAGTACCATCTCCACCAAGAGCTACTGGGGCAATACTTGTAGTAGATGCCGCATTAAGTTTACTTTGTTCTGAAGTACCCATATCATTCTTAGGATTCAGATTTGCTTGAAGCTCAGCTTGAAATTCTTCGTAGAATTTCCTTTTTAATGCTAGCATTGGATTCTCTTGAGAGGCTGTAATTGTGCGAGCATTTGGATCAATATACATTTGAGGATGTCCGCCAGCTATTTCTTTATCAAGCTCTTGAATATAGTACGGGTTATCTGTTGCAAACATGCCTCCTTTAAAATCCGCCTTGTGGCCATTTGGAAAAACAAATGAACCGAACTTAAAGGTAGATTTATACAGACGCTTTTCAGCTTCTGGAGAGTCAAGATTTTCATTCATAATAATTTCCTTCTGAGGATTTATGGAAGGTATAGTTTTTTATCAGAACTATACCAGAAAACTGATTCCCTCAGGAGGAACTTAACCAACAGCCGCTGCGGTCAAGTTCGTAATAATTGCATTTGCAGGAGGGTTCTTAACAACACAAGTCAATTCAGTTGTAAGAGTGCCTCCAACAGCATCAATACCTTGATCCACTGCTGTACCGCTCATATTAAATTCTTGTTTCATAGTTTTGCGGCCCCCTAAATAAGCGACGCGGAAAGTAGACAAGTCAACTGCAATGGCGTATTTACTCCAGTCGGCGTTAGAATTAAACAGCGGGTGTTCAATCATTCGGAAACTACCGCGAGCAATATTAAATTGACCAAATTGCAGGCCGTAACTAGTAGCGCCGTTTTGAATGTAATACGTAGAATTCAAGCGACCAATATTATTGATAACTTTTCGTGCTCCGCCTCCTACAAATAGAACTCGCTCATTACCAACTTTCGGATCAGTAGCCTGATTAAAAGTAGGGTCCAAAGCAGCCTCAAGCTGCGTAAAGTTTGTAGTACCGCCAGCCGTTGTATTATTTACAACACCGCCATAACTAGCAGGATAGTAGGCAGGATTAAGAATGATATTACGCAAACCATCCATTGTACGGAATGGCTGGCCATTACGAGTGCCTTGAGATTTAGTACCAAAGAACAGAGCTTTTTCAATATCAGCAGCGTGGAAAGACGCACAGTCCATTCGATTCTCTGCAACTGTCGTATCGCCTGCAATAACTTGAGTAGCTTGAGCAGAGCCAGAAAGTGCCCACGTATTACGAAAGATTTGCGTGAAGTTTGTAATGCGAACAGGATTAATTTGAAGCGCATTCGGACGAACCGAAGATTCTTCAAAAGCATTACCAACTTGGTAAAAATTCACATTGTCTGCAACAGCTCCTGGAGTAGAACCAACTCCTCGAGTAACTGAAAGTTGAGTTGCAGAAATAATCGAATTGATGATAACAACTTCACCAGTAGATTCCGCGCGCATCAACATACCTGAAGCCAAATCTGCTGTAGTTGCTACAGTAAAAGTAGTGTCAGTGGCATTGGCAACTGCTGCGTCCAAATTAAACATAGGAAACAACATGGTTTTTGTAAAAAACCCGTGATCAACTTGTGCAGCAGTTTCAGTAGGCAACATCGAAGTCAGGCCAAATAGCGGCGCTTGGCCATTTGGCATGAGTCGAGTAATCATCGACGCAAATGACTTTACTGCAAGATCTTGAGTAAAGCCGCCAGTGCTAAAAATACCGGTACTCATTTAAAATTCCTTTAAATAATAAAAACAGGTTTAAACAAAGTGAATGAAAATTAAAGAACTCGCCATTCCACTGTGGTGGAGGACAGTTTAGTCAGTACAATAATAGAATAAGTGTTGGCAACCGTAGTTGCGCGGCCGGCCAAAGTTACACCAACCCCAGCAGAATAAGTGGCAGCAAAAGCAGTAGTCACTGAAATAATTACAGTAAAACTATCACCAACATCCATATCTGGATTTGCTGCAAGCAATAAAACTGCCGTAGGCGTGGTAAGAACTCGACCTGCGGTAAATCCAGTAAATTGAATTAATCCGCCAGCTAGTTGTGCTACGGTCAGAGTTGCAGCAGCATCGGCCGTAACAACTACTGGAGTAAAAAACGCCAACAAACCATCACCTGCCCTAGCAGGACGAACAAGAGTAGCTGCACTAGAAACTAAAGCACGAAGAAAGCCCATGATGTATTCCTTGAAGTAGTATTAATAAACACAGAAAGAATTAAGTTTTACCCATCGCATATGCATCCCAATCTTCTTCTCTGGATGAGGTTTTAGATTCTGGCTTAGCTGGATTAAATTTTCCAGCTGCAGAAACCATCCACTCTTTGGCCATGTCATTTAATTCAGTTGCAGTTGCGCTGGGGAATTTTTGCTCAAGCATCGACTGAACTGCCGAAATAACTGGAGCTACTGAGGGGTCTTTAAATGCGGCACTTTGAGAATGTAATCCATCCCGCATTTGTTGTTTTTTTACCATCGAAGGAACTTGATTTGCAAATTCCATCTTGGCTTTGTTTACTGCTGTTTCAACCAATTTTTGGGCAACTACTGTAGATTGTCCATAAACTGTTTGAGCAGTTTTATTCAGGAGTTGGGCAAGAGCTTGTACAGCTTCTTCTCCTCCAGCAGATATTTTCTTGAGACTTTCCTGATCTAATACTTTTGTGAAATCAACCTTTCCGGCTGCTTCCATCATCTTTTCAGGGCTTAATCCAGATTCTGCAGAAGGATTTTTGCTTTCATCCTGTTTAACAGGTTCCCATAAAGTAGCAAACTTGTCATCTGGGGATTGTTTAATAGGGCCTTCTGCCGCATTAGGAGGTACAACTCCATTAGGAGCAGTTTGTTCTGAAGAACTTGGAGAAAGCGGAGCCTCGTTTGTATTAAGGTTATTTGTAATTCCAGGAGGAGCAGGCGGCGCAGCAGGAGTAGCGGCTGGGCCAAAGATTTTTTGCATAAATGACATGATAGTTTCCTGAGAGATTTAATGATCCAAGGGAGTTTGAATTACAATCATCTGAGCGCCCGGATCAAATTGTGTTTCCGCTTCAGAAGACAGTTGAATAAGATACTGTAAAGATTTAATTGATCCTTGCAACTCTGCCTCTCGTTGAATAAATTGATTAGGGTGCGCAGGATCAAATTGAAGAAGGCATTTCTCAGAGGCTAGAACACAAATTTGATTTTGGATTACCTGCTTTTGAACCCCTGAAAGAAGTGTTCCTTGTACAAATTCTTCAGGAGAAATAATCCAAGATTGAAACAAAGACTCAGGATTAAGTTGCGCCATTTGTAAGACCTCCGTTTGAGCTTCCAGAAAGTTGTGCCTGTCCTTGTGCTTCAGGATTTTGCATATTTGGATCATATCCAAATTGTTGGGGAGTAGGCATTGGAGTTGAGATTTCCACTCCTTTTTCAGCTGCTTTCATTGCTACTGCGTTCCAAGCTCCTAAAGCTTGTTCATATGATTGTTGAGCAGGAGATTTTTCAAAAGGGCTAAGATCAACATTTTCCGCTTTCATAATATAAGAAAACAGCGGACCAATATTGTATGCTCCTGCAATGGCTTGAGAAGTTCCAATAACCTGCATTCCCATTTTTAAGGCATCAGACGAGATTACTTTCTCAGAAGGAAGTAATCCATCCGTAACTTTGAAATTCAATACAGCTTTACGAAGCTCTAAAGGATCGATCTGAACATCTTTTCTTTGAGAAGGAGAGTAGATTGATCCGGCCCCCTGGTACTGAAGCATGTTTAATTTTAATACTTCTTTCATTGGAGTAAACACCTGAGCTTCATATAGAAGTGCAGTCATTTGATCCTGAGAAGTAGCATTAGACATTGTGGACGACCACTGGCCGTCAGTTTTATTTCCTTTAACAAATTGACCCTGCCGAGCAGGATTCTGCCCACCAAGAGTACTTGCAAAACCTGCCAAGCTTTGAATTTCCTGCATAATAAGACCAGATTGATCATCTCGATATGGAAACTGATAAACTGATTCTCCTACAGGCTTTCCATAAGCAGCAGGACGCACAGGAATTTTAGCTGAAGGATTGGGAGAATTAATGTGAGCTTCAGAAACTCGTGAAGGATCATAAAGAAGCCTGTCAGTTACAGAACGCCTGCGCGCTGCAAGAACTGAATTCATTAGTGCGGATGAAACCTGCTGAAAAGGCAGTGCATCCGAAGCCAAAGATTTTGTTTGATAACTCAATCCATCTTCAGCAGGGCAACCAAAAAATACTGGGATTTTTTCGTGCGCATTTGTTTGTCGCTCTGCATAAATAATCACGGAGTGATTTACAATAATTAGCTTCCAAACCTGAGGAGTATTGGGAGCAGGAACTCGAAGTTGAAAATCAGATGGAATTATTCTGACATACTCCGTAGAGACTTCGTATACGCCTCGATAATTAATCTGGTTTGATCCTAGAGTTTGGTTTTTCATTCCAACCCACCCAAGCCAATCAAACGATCCTAGAGTATCTGGATCCATAAGAGCATTTGGATTTATGGCAGGTAAATAGTAAGAAGATCCATAAGCTCCAGCATCTCCCACATTAAGAAGAGAAGGAGAAGAAAATGCAGGTATTACATTTTCAATAATTTTATTTGAAAGAGAATTAATGAAAGTTTTTAGTGCTGTGCGAGACATGATCTCTGTACGTCCACAGAACTCTCCTTTAGTAGGAATATCATACGCCTCGCATCGGGAATCAAAATATGTATTATATGGATCCCAGCGTTTAAGACAATTACCTTGCCAAATAACCTCTTTAACCCTAGCTTCTGCCCCTGCTTTTAAAGAGAGATCAGTTTCTAAAGCTGCTGTGGCCACACTGTGCCAAGCAACTTCAATAGCTGAAAGGTTATATTTAAAGCCATCCCCAAAAAACAATAGAAGCTCTCTAGCCCAAGCTCCGCGAACAGAATTCTCTTCTATTACTGCTTGCATTTGTTTAGCCGCAGAAATGAATCGAGGATCTGAAACCACCCCAAAAATAGGATAGTCAGTTAAAAATATAGCGGCTTGGTAAGCTTTAGCTGCTTGAACTTGAGGCTTGATAATTGGAATTGTGACATTCTGGATTTTATTCGAGTCGCCATATGCATTTGCAATTTGCGCCCGTCGATTTTCTATTGTGTAGTCCTGTTCACGAATATACGCTAGATCAATCTGACGCATCTGTTCGCGAATATTCCACTGCCTATCAACTAAAGTTGATGCAGTTCTGTGATATTGAATCAACCCCTCTTGGGTAGTTTTTGAAAGTGGAAATGTTTGGGTTGCGGCCATGTGTGGAATGTCCTAGTTATTTTTAAGAATGGAGAACAGCTTTTACCTAATGGCGTCTCTTACAATTTTTGCTCTGACTGCTGCGTCAATAATTGCTTTAATCACTGGATCGTCGTCCAATTTGCCTACCGCATGTTTGTCTAAAATGAGGTTTGAAATATTTTCTTCTACGTAAAATTTAGATGAGTTAGGAACTGTAGTGTAATCTTTTGAATTAAACATACCTTCTACAGCCCTGGCCTCTGCTTCTCCAGCAAGTCTTTGATAGTTTTTAAGGCTGTCATCTTTAACAGCACTTAGTTTATGATATGCATTAGTTATTTCCTGGCGCCTGTCATCTACAGCCTTTTTAGCTTCTACTCCTGAAGTGTTTTTCCATTGCTGTTTAAGAGTATCTCTTGCACTCACTAACATAGACAATGCATCCTCTAATTTCTTGGGATTATTTAAAAAGTTGTTTGGGTTGCCGCCCGAAGGCATGTCAAAAGTATGTTGCATTGAGTGTTGAACTTCGTGCAATAAATTAGAAATAAATTCTTTTTCAGTATTTGTAGGTCCTATCATAATATGTCCACTGTCAGGATGAAAGGAAGCATCATTAGCTCTGAAGGCTCCCCTTACAGGAATATCAGCAGATCCAGGTACCTTAGAAAATAATTCTGGGTGATCAATAAGTCTAGATAGCGGAGTATCTGTCCACGTATCTAGACTAACATCTTTTGATGGCCAACCTTTGTTAAGCTCGAAAATATCATTGAGCTTTACGTCTTTGTCTGAAATAACCGCTCTCAAATCTTCTACCAGAGGCGCTGAGAATATGCCTGTTTTAGAATATACTTCTTGAGCGTCTGCACCTGATTTCAATGCTTTGCTAGCTTCTCTAATCTCTTTAAAAGATTTTATTGCAAGAGCAGGAATAATTATAGCTTTTGCTCCTGTTCCAAGACCTTGAGGAGAAAATAAGCCACCAAGTTTTTCTTGGCTTGACCCAGAGCTTTTAGATCCTGTAATCTTTTCAAACATCTGAGAAGATCGATCTTTTTCTCCTAGATAGTTTGTGTCTCCAACAATCTTGTCTACAATATCTGCAATAAATCCAGGAATATCTGTGGTAACAGCTTTAAGCGTTCCGCGGGCAAAATCTTTTAGCCTAGTTTGAGTAGCAGCCGCTTCAATGTTTTGCTTAGCTATTTTATCTGCTAATCTAGCTTTATGGGCAGCTTCAATACTTTTAGCAGAATCCATATTGGAATTGTCTAGATAATTAAAAGGAAGAGGTTTCTAATACAGAGAGCACTGGAATTGCTTTAAACTCTTGCATTTCAATTGTGAGCAAAGATGCAATAAGACTTCCATACAATTCCAGTACTTTTGGGGCATAGGTAATTAAATCTAAAATACCGTCCACATTGTTTGTTTTTGTGGCATTAAATGAATTGATTTGTGAAAACACCTGTTGACGAACTGCCTGAGTAAGATATTGTTCTTTAGCAAGCAGTCCTTTAAACATCTCTAAAATTCTTGAATTTTTTGATCTCTGACCTGAATAGATGTCAACACAGTGAATTCCAATAATACCGCGCTGCTGACAAATAAAATTAAACCAATAAAGGAGAGAGTATTGATAAGCGTTTGACTCGCAAGCCACTAGGGCGCAGTTGTATTTGAAGCATAGTTTAAGTGATTCATCAATAGAATCACCAGGGGACAGTCGACCTTCTTTTATTTCTCGGCATACTGCTTTTCCATCCCAAATTTCAAAGTACCCAATTGATACAGCGTCTGAGTTAGCTTTATCATTTGATGGATCAATTACTATAAAATTACCTTGGTGAATTGATCCAGATGCAATTTCTTCTTCATAAGGACACTGAGGAATTTTAGACGTGTCTAGAAGCAAATTGACAGAAGCGTTTTCATCATTCAATACCTCTGCATAGAAAACCTCCGGGCGACCCGAAGAAAGATCATTTTGAAATTCTTTTTTAAGCTGCTCAAGAGGTTGAAGTTCTTCCCAAAGAGATTCAAATGTACCGTCACTGCGTTGAATAATTCCGCCGGCAATGAATTTCATCCAAGTAGGGTTAGATTTTAAACGCCGAAGAATACTCCACTTTGTGGGATACATATTCCCAATAAAGATGAAGAGACATCCATGAGGCGATTTAGCCTTCATAGCTGTACCAATAAGATCTGTCTCTAATTGAAGAGACACTACATCAGAATCAGCGTCTTGTCTAGATTGAATGTCATCAAATAACATTACGTCCGGACGCTGGTGTTTTACATTTAATCCTCGTACAGTTTCTACAGTGCCTGCACAAAGAATTATATTTCGACCTCGAAAGCCGAATTTTTTCATTACAGCTTGATCAGTTTCAAGCCCTATTCTCCAATCTCCAAAAGCTTTTTTAATGTTCGGCTCATCTAAAAAGTCGCACACATCGGATAAGATTGCCACTGCTTTCTTTTCACTGTGTGCGCAGATTAATATGAAGGTGCGTTTAGTAAAAAGAATTACATAAAGCAGAAAAATTTTTGCAAAAGTAGTTTTACTAAAACCTCGGGGAAGTCCAATAGCAAGCTGAGAGAAGTCTCGCTCTTTGTGAATGTATGATAAAAGCCAAGCCCAAATCTGTTGAAATACGTCAGGAAAAAAGTAACGAAAAATTGATGGCAATGCAAGAGCAGCCAGGAAATCTAAAGAAGTCTTGGCTAGTTCTTGGATTTCTGCTAAGTTAAATGAGCCTTCAATAGTAGATTCGGCAGGAGCAGATTCGCTTGAAGACGGCTCTAACTCTAGCGCCTTAGAAAGATCTGTATTTACATTAAGCTTTGTCATTATTTATGGTTTTGCTTTAATAAATAGGTCTCTTAGCTAAAAGAGTTTTCATGGCAAGCAAGTGCACGCGAGCCGCTTCTTTATTTCGTGCAATTAACTGCTCTTGTTTTTGAACAAGTTGGGTTGCTTTTTCAAGTTGTTTCATATGAATAAAAGTGATTGCAGACATGATGTTTATCCGGACTGAGAATTGTTTGGTACAACTACAGCTGTTATATCAACTACCAAGTCTTTCATTTTACCTGACTGTATAGTAAGAAGATCTTGTTGACCAGCTTTGATGACTTGATTTTTTGCGTTTGTTTGAAAATGCTGCACAATTTGTACCGGAATTGTAAGCTGAATTATCGTATGCTGCTGTGCAAGAGATTCCGGAGCGCTTTGGCCGCGTCTTTTTGCAGAGTTTATTGTTTGATATGCACGAATGAGTTCAAACGGCTTATATAAGTGCGGAATAATGTTTTCAAGCTTATCCAATAAAACATCTTCAAGTTGATCTGCTTTGTTGTCTCTTTTATTGTGAGATAAGAGATTGTTAAACCTCTTTTCTGCTACAAGGGTGGAAAAATTCTCATCCGACAAAAGCTGAGAAATTCGTGAAACTGACAATCCAAGCGCACTTGCGGTTTGTTCCGGCCCAACTCCAGCCCCCAAAAGCTCTAAAGCCCTGGATTCTGTAGAAGACAAGTTTTGGATTTGAAGAGAAGTATTTTCAGTCATAATATAAACAAGGAAAGAAGGATAAACTGCTGTGATTGATAAACTGCTGGATAGACTGCTGGATAGACTGCTGTGATTATGACATAAAAAAGTTTCCGAACTGTCGGGGATAGTGAATTACAGGTATAACAAATATGAATCACAAGGACACTCAAAAAAGTTTAGTAAAATCTTAGAGGTTGTTTAGGATAGAGCGGCTACAAAAACCCAAAAAAGTCCCCTGGGGGTGGGAAAATCCATACAGTAGTGCGAATGAGAATGATTCGTGTTCTCATTTACACTCTCATTTATACTCTCATTCGCACTGGCCGCCAGTGGGCATCGGTTGGCATATATGCAATATAGTGCAGGTTACATAGTGTAAAGGCATTATAGTTCATTCACACATTGTAACAAGGGAGATATCACTGCTAACCCATTGATTCTATTGGTGTTTTCACATTGTGAAATATCGAGATGTCGAATTGTCTTACACTGAGCAGGGTGGAAATTGTTACATATGCGCTAAGTTGTTGATTCTATTGACTTTTTTGGGGTTGGCATGCGGACTGCTATATAGGTAGTGTCTGTTGACCGTTTGTTTTAACTAGATTTAGGTTAGCTGACAGGCTTAATCAGTTTCCATAACGCGGGCTAGCCCCGTATTGAAAGCATGTATGTCACTCGTTTCAACTATCCACACCCTCTTCCCTTTTATTGCCGGTAAATCTGCCGCATTGTCAGGCCAGCGGCTTGCACGGGTCTTGTACAAGCCCAGCAAGACCAATCCAGTCAAGTATGCAAGTGTTGCCGTCAGTGTCCCGTTCATCGACAAGGGCCATGTGCAGGAAAACATGGGCAAGTTGGAACCATACATCACGGCCATGTTGGAAAATGCTCAGGACTCCCTCATCAAAAGTTTGTATGAGTCTGCCGACGGTCAATTGGATATGGTTATCGACGCGGATATTAGCGTCGATGCACTCATCTCTTTCATGGCCGCTGAGGCCGCCGGTGACAGGATCACCAAAGACAGGATAGTGTCGTGGTTTGATAGTCAAGTGGCTGAGAACCTTTCTGTTGTCTTTGCCGAGAAACTTCAACTTGAGGATGTCGATTCCCCTGTCATCAAAGGGCATCTCAAAGTTTACCGCGAAGTGCTTTCCATGCTGGCCGGTGGAAAGACAGTTCTCGATAAGAAGCAGATCATCGGTTGCCGTAAGGCTATCGAGTTGGCATCGGAAGCGGATGAAATCAGTGTCAAACTCACTGCTCGACTCGACAGCATGGAAAAGCCCCGTCCTGTTGCTGAACTGCTCGAGCTGTAGGATAGAAGCCTACGATTAGATTCTTAATCCCTGCACACCAAATTCGGGTGTGCAGTATTTAAGAATTATTGTAACCAGACCGTCAGACCGTCAGACTAATGGACCCACGACAGGCCCAGAAGGAGCTCGTCCAATCAGTAGATAGCACTTATCCCGTAGATAGCATTACCCCTATATATATACATGTAGTGTATATATATAGGGGTGTTTCTATTGGAATTTTTAGATACCCCTAACATACACTAAGCACTATGGGCTATCTAGAACTAACATGATCTATATGAGTGCAAACATGTATAGTCTAGATAGCCTATAGTCTAGATATATGCACAGTCTAGATATATGCACAGTATAGATCAACTCGAGCGACCCATTGACGCGGGGGCGCGCGGCATGTTAGTCTAGCAGTCTGACGGTCTAGTTATAATAATTATTAATTCTAAACAAGCAAAGGAAACTAGAGTCATGAGCGATACTAAATGGGTCATATTCGGACAATACAAGTGGACACAAGCTTGTGTTGATCTCTGTTTGCAGCATGAATGTGGCGGAGATAGAACTAAACTGAGCAAAATGCTGTTCAGTTACTACCAAGCTTATCGGCACCCCGTCTGAAAGGAAACTAATCATGAGCATCATAGTTGACACTCTCATCAGTCAAACAATAGAACTGCGAGATATACCTTTTGTTGACTGGCCTGAATTGCAGAAAGAAATAGCTCGCAATTACTACACAAAGTACCATCAGAAAATCAATGATGCACCGAATCCGCGAGAGTTTTTAATTCTTGCAGTAGAGGCAAGACAACCGAAAAAATTCTCAGACTTCTTTCACACAAACAAAGATCGCAACTAAACTTCGCAACCTGAAAGGAAACCTAATCATGGGTAACTGCTACAAAGTGTTTCGTAATGGCCGACTGTATATGATAGTAGAAACTGAATCTCGCGCATTGGGACTCATCGAGATGGTTTCTAGTTATGTCCTGAATCAAGACTTGAAAATCATTTGGACATATGAAATAGCTTTCATCGAAGGGATTGGGTTCTAATTATGCCACAATCAACTGAAATTCCTCGCTGGATTCGCAAGTGTCAAGAATGTGGACACGTTCAATCCGCTATCAAACCAGACCCTGAGAAAGCTTTGACAGATTCTTATGCAAACAGCAAATGCAGAAAGTGCAAGAGCGAATCATTAGACTATGGTAAAGATCAGTACAGCCAAGAAACCATAGCGCAACAAATAGAGAATGATGACTGGGATTAATCCCGGATCACTCTGCTAGTCTATTTAGTATCCACCTGAATCATTCAATTATTCTCGTGGACACAATAATGGATTATCAATCCAGATTACCCTGACAATCACTCAACCCATGTTTTCCTTACCAGAGTCTACATCATGATATTCACTCAAGTTCAACATCCGCACAGATTGAATTCTTCTCTGCTAGTGTTTCCTTCACATGATGCAGCAGAAGATGCTTATCAATTGCTTGTTGCTGCCGCAGTTCCCGTAGTTGACCCATATTCTCGTTTTCAACTATTTGCTACGGCTTCTTACGGTCAGTATTTCAACGCAATTGAATTTCTTAACTAGGAAATCCCTATCATGAATACACTTTCTTCCAATCATCCTGTCCTGCTTACTTCGCTCGACGAAATCTTTTCTTTCAAGCCCTGTTGGTCTGGTCAGAAACACATTCTCATGGGACAAAACAAAACAGAGCCTGATTCTGTTTTGTTTCCAATCATCGATGCAGTAAAGTCAAACAGTATTTCTGATGTTTGTTGGTTGTTGAAGAAAAGGAAAACAGAAATACAAATTGCAGTAAAGTTTGCAAGACTTTGCGCAGATTCAGTGAGTCATTTAGATAATGTCTATAGCAGGCGTGCTGCTGATGCTGCTACTTATGTTGCTAATTATGCTGCTGCTGCTGATGTTGCTAATTATGCTGCTGCTGCTGATGTTGCTGTTGCTGCTGATGCTGCTACTTATTATGCTGCTCATGCTGCTGATGCTGCTGATGCTGCTGATGCTGCTGATGCTGCTGCTGCTAATGTTGTTTATGCTAAAACTGTTGATGCTAATTATTCTGCTGCTGCTGCTAATGTTAATGCTGCTCATGCTGCTGATGCTGCTCATGCAGTACAAACAGAAAAGAATAAACAATTTATGATTCTCTGTTTGTCCCATTTCAATCCGATCACTAATCGCGTCGAGATTCCGGCATGATATTCACTCAAGTTCAACATCCACATTCTAATACTTCTTCACTGCTAGTGTTTTCTTCGCATGATACAGCAGAAGATGCTTATCAATTACTTGCAACTGCTTTTCCTGTAGTTGACCCGTTTACTTACTTTCAAGCATTTGCACCTGTTTGTTACGGTCAGTATTACAATGCAATTGAATTTCTTAACTAAGGAGCTATCTGATCATGAATTCACCGTTTTCACCTTATCCTGTCCTGTTTACTTCTCTTGCAGAAATAGAATCTTTCAATCCTTGTAAGTCTGGTTGGAGACGAATTCTCATAGGACAAAACAAAACAGAATCAGACTCTATTCTCTTTCCAATCGTCGATGCAGTAGAATCAAATACTGTCTCTGATGTTTGTTGGTTGTTGATGCTGATGCTGTTGATATTTATGCTGCTAATCATGTTGCTGATTATGCAGTACAAACAGAGAGGAACAAACAATTCATGATTCTTTGCCTGTCTCACTTCAACCCGGTCACTAAGCAAGTAGAATTGCCTGCTTGATTTTCACTGAAGTCTATTTAGTATCCACATAGATCAGCTAGAACAGTCTATGTGGATACAATAATGGATTTATAATCCAGAGTATCCCCGAAATTACATCAACTTTTGGAGAACATAAGTGGATAAAAGTATTTACGATAAAAATGTTGAGGCTGCTAAGGCTGCAATTGAGGCTGCTAGAACTGC